ATCGCCCGTGTAGTTTCCGGTCAGTTCGATGGTGCCGGGCTTGAGCATGCCAGGAATGGATTCTTCGCTCGTGTTCGGAGAAAGAAGGTGGGTGACGTCGATCTCGGCGACGGTGTAGTCGGCGAAATTGATGGTCGAGATTTCGGAAAGAACTGTGTAGCCTGTCGGGCTCGCGGCGTCTCCAACGTAGAACTTGGAACCGTAGCCCAGCTTTGCTTTCGATGCAGCCATGAGGTGGTACTCCTTTTGATTGGGATGAACGTTGAGATGGGAGAAAACTGCCGGGCCGAGCCTAGCTGTTGGACCAGACTTCGTACTCCAGCATTCGCCGGTAAGTCCGGCGCGCGTCGTCGAAAAAATCTCGTTTGTTGATGCGGAAGATCCCCTGTACGACCGTGTGGTTAGGGTCTGCCAGCGTGCCTGCGTAGCCGTCCAAAACCGCGTCGATTGCCGCCGCCAGCAGGACAGCCTGCTCCCGTGTATTGGCGTAGCAATCGATCTGCACGTTCCAGGAGCCGAGGTCCACGGGACCGGCCAGAACGTAATCCGCCGAATCGGCGACCGTCGTATAGCTCCAACTCGGCAGAGTCTGATCCTTAGGCAGTTCGGCGAGAAAGCCGCCTGTCGCGGCGATAGCCTGGACTGCGCCCGTGCCCTGCACGAGTTGCACGAAGCCCTGCTCGATCATTTGCCGAGAGTCTCCACACCCTTCCTGATCTCGTCGGTGAAGACTTCCTGCGCGCGTGCTTTCGCCTGCTCGAACGCTGGGCGCATGAACGGCTGAGCCGCGCCGTGGATTGATCCGAACTCCACGAAGGAACCCCAGACGGCGGGCGACTGACTGCCCTTTTCCTTCCCTCGGCGGATTCCGACACGGGCAACTCCAGACTCCTGCTTGCCCGAGAGCTTCACGGTCATATCGATGGCATCCCGCAATTCACCCGGTCGGCGGTTTGGACTCGCCTTGGCGAGGACCGGCGCATTCTTCTTAGCCGCGGCCTCGAATAGCTCCGCCCCTGTCACAAGCGCCTTGCGCAGTGCGCGTTTCGCGAGTTTCGGCCCCGCCTGGGAAAGGGCATCCTCGACGCCTTTCAGCCCGATGATTTCGACTGTCAGTTCCATGGCACTCTATTCCGCGCCCGCGATTGCTAGGCAAGTCAGTTCCATCACGGCATTCAGCTCCAGCACGTTGCGAATTGCCTGAATGGCATAGCGCCCGTTGAGTGCCTGGAGTTGCATCTTCGGTTGGACACGCGCGTCGTAGTACATCGAAACGATGACAGGGATTTGAGTGATATCCTGCCCGCTGCGAATGACGTCGGTACCCTTCATCGGTTCGATCTTTGCCCACGCGGAGATCACCGGAGTCAGCGCCGTATCGGTCCCGGCCGCGCTTGCGATCACGGTCTCCGCAAGCACCGTGACGCGGTAGCGAAGCTCGCCAGCGTTCAGAGTTGGCCAAATCATTCAGCGTGCCCGAACCAGCGATCCGTAGGAAAGGCAGGCCGTAACCGCGTAGGGATACTCAGCGGTCGCGGCCATTCCCCTCTCGAAAGGCAAGCGATTGTGATACCAGTTGTTGATCAGCAGCTTCATGCCGTTCTTCACGCGCGCGCCTGCATCGCTCCAAAACGGTGAACCGGGCGCATAGCCGCTGGTGAAACGGATCAGGATGGCCGACGACGGCCAGGTCGCAAACGTCGGCCACGTCTGGTTATAGGGCGGCGAAACGAAGCCGGGATGCCGAGATGTATCGACGATGAAATCGGTGTCTTCCACCATCACGGTAACCGCGCCAGTCGAGTCCTTGTATTGGAAGAGATCGACCGAGGCCAGCGGGTCCCGCAGTTCGAGTCGGTAGTTGAACCAGTAGTCGAGGCTGAGATCGAACTGCTTCCGGATGAGATCCCGGCCTTGCAAAATCTCCGCTTGTTCGCGTGCAGCCACGATCAGGCTCATCAGTTCGTCGTCCTCGGCCTGATCAGCAGGCGATCGGTCCGGCAGCCGAAGATACGACTTCACCTCGGCGAGCGTCAGGATCTCACTGAGCGACTGCGGCGGCGATGCCTCCGTCAAACTCAGCGACCCAAACGCACTCAGCGCGCCGTAGAGGCCGAGGTTTCCGTATGCGCCGTAGGGACCTATTCCGCCGAACGGTGGGAACACAGAGCCTCCAGTCGCAAGGGACCAGCCCAGCGGAATGCGGCCTCGGCGGGGAAAAGATCACCGACCACCATATGCCGGTATTCGTCTTCGAGTTCGTTGTGGGGATCGACCGAGTTGTACCAGTGAAACTTGCGGACCCTGTCCTCGCGGTGCAGGTAGCCGAAGTGCAGCAGGCGTACGGGAATTTGCGTGATTTGCGACAGCAACTGCGCCGGGGCCGAGGAGCAATGAAAATTACCTCCGTGCGCGGTGCGCCGAAACGTCAGGTCCCGCGCCGTCAATAGAAACAGCGAAGGCCGGCGGAATTCCTTATACCAGCGGTCCACACGCACCTGATCCTCGCGGTCCCACAGATAGACGATGTGCATCGAGCAGCAAACTGTCCCCGATGCGGCCGCCATTAGGAGCGCGGGACTATCGTCGGAGTGCAGCGCCTCATCGCCATCGACCATCAGGCAGTAGTCGCCGACTGTCGCTCCGGTCTCCCAAGCCCTTTCGAGCAGGTAATCCTTGTCGCGCGCCTCGTGTATCCCGTCGAAAGGCGAGCGGAAGACCTGGCATCCGAGTGACTCGCAAATCTCGGGCGTGCCATCGGTCGAATGGTCGTCAAGGATCAGAATGCGCCCACAAACGGGCTGGATGGACCGCACCACGCGCTCAATCCAACGAGCCTCGTTCTTGATCCTGAGAAGTCCGATGATCATCTTGTGGGCTGGCGACGCATATGGCGCCCGTGGTGGAGGGCACTTCTCGCGAGCGGGTCGCAGGAAGATGTCTTCGGGATTCTAAATCATCGGAGCGCGCGGGCTAGGCTCAGCGAGACTACGCGCTACGGTGCGAGAGCGGCAGACAACTCTTTCACCGACTCCTCAAACTGGCGAAAGTTGCGAAAGTCGGCGTATTTCTTTTCTTGTAGAAAGCCGGGTGGTTCACAATCATCCACCACGACGGGCAGCACTGTGATGTTCTTGCCGCCAATTTGTCGTGCTAAGGCCATTCGTAGCTCTTCCTGGCACCAGCGCGAACTCAACGAGGCGCTCGAAATGACGGCCACTAAATGTGTTGCTCCCGTGACCCCTGACTCGATCTTCGCGATTAAGGAATCGCCGACGCGTATCTCAGCCTCATCAATCCAAACCTTAAACCCAGCGCCTGCAAGCGCAATAGCAAGTTTTCTCGCGAAGGGCTTGTCAACACTCGAGTGGCAGACGAAGACTCCTACCGCAGCATCGGACAGGCTAGCATTTGCCGCGCGAATGAATGATCTGACATTGTTGTGATGTGGGCCACTGCTCCAGTCGGCGTATACCTCGGTGGACTTTATCCTTGGCACGTCGGGGTCAGGGTCAACGCCTCGTCGCAACTCACCATGCACCTGTACCTCTTTGGTGAGGTATCCCTGATGATTGAGAATCTCACCGGAAACAAGTAGCCGTCGTGTGTCTGTAAACCAATGATGACTTGCCTTCAACGACGTGTGTACTCGACCATAAAAGTCTTGTGGCAGGAGCAAAGCATAGTAGCCCATGGTCCCGTCGGCGATTGGCAGCGCCGTATGCTCGATGTCCAGTCGAATCGAGTCGCCGACACATTGAAAGACGGGTGATCCGTAGTGGCTTACCAGCCGTCGGATTTTCAACCCAGCCTCGTCCGCGTAAAACCTCAAAGCACCCAAATCCACCTGTTTATCCGAGGTGACACCACGGACATCCCGAAGTCTGTCAACCACTACTGCGGCTCCGTCAGTTGGAAAGACGAGGAAAGATTCGACCTTGCCATTGGCATCTAACGCGTCAAATAGTGCAAACGTCAGGAACATGCAAATCCATGATCAGCGCACGACGGCGTCGCGATGATTCTTCATTGTAGGCGACTCTTCGTGGTGCCTGCGGATCGGCATCAGCAGCGCAACAGTGCCCCCCACTTGGCATCAAAGAGCGCCTTGTTTCTCGCGAAGCTTCGCGGAGCCGAAGGGTCACCGCGGAACGAACTGGTCAGGGACCCGTGATCCACATAGCAGTGGTCGAAAACGCCAACCTTCAGCCCAGCCCGACGGGTGGCTTCGCAGAAGTCGAGATCTTCGACGCCATAGTCGAGGCAGTACCTTTCGTCCAGAAGGCCGATCCGATCAAGCGTACAGTGGGGAATCAGCACGCAAACGAACGCGATGTGCGGAACCTCCCGTAGCCCGAATCCATGCGGTCTCTGAAGCGGCTGGCCAGTAACGTTCGTGACCGCGCCGATGACCCCATACTCGGGGTGAAGTTCCGCAACGCGTTGCATTGCCGCGAATCCGCCTGCGCTTTCGAGCAGGGCGTCGTCATTCAGCAGGATCACGTCGTCCAAGCCAGCTGCCCGAATCCCGAGGTTGCAGTTTCGCGCGTAGATGAAGGGCTTCACTCCCTCAAGGGCAATCACAGGTGTCCAGCCGGGCTTCGGGTGAAGCGACAGATCCGGACTGTCGTCCACGATGACGATCCGTGCGTCTGGCTCGTGCCTGCGCACGGCCTCGACGCACGGAATCAGGTTCGACGCCGTTCTGCTCGGGATGATGACGGAAAGATTCATTAAATTAAACAGAAATTTGTGACCAACCCGAGGTGCCCTGCTTCAAGCTGGTAGCTGCGGAAATGGCCGAGTGACCCGCCTACCATACCGTCCAATCGATCGGAGTAAATGTGTTCGAAGTTCCGCCCGTGCCAGTCAGTTTCATGACCACTGCGGCGGTTGTATCCTGCGCTGAAGTGTTGAACACGCCGCCGCTCCATGAAACGAAGTTGGCCCCGGCGTAGGCGACCACCTTTGCGACGATCTGCTGCGCTCCGGTCGCACCCGCGTTATTGCAAACGCGAACGCTCGTGATCCAGATGCTGGTGTCGCCGCTGCCAGGGTAAATAGTGACTGCGGTCGATCCAAACCAGAACTTAGGAGTTCCGCCGCCAGCCGATTGCTGGAATGCAAACTCCGCGTGAATACACCCGGCCGCGCCCATCGTGCCCGCCGCGACGCTGTACGTGAAAAGGGTTTGATCGGTCCCGTTCGCCAACACGCCGGGGAGTTGGCTCTGGTGATTTCTTACGGCGTTGCACAGCCCGGCGACATGGTTACCGTTCGCGTCGATAACAACGCAGGCTCCTGGCGTCTGCGCGCCCGTGCTGGTGACGGAAGTATTCCCGTTGCCTGACACCCCGACGATCTGGCCACCGGTCGGCGGTCGCTGAGCCAGGGCCAGCGGCAGTAGGAAGGCGAACCCGATTAGAAGTCTCTTCATTTTCGTCCTTTCGATTTCCATTGATCCTCGTAAAGCCCCCGCCTTCAGGCGTGGGGAGCATTCAAATCAGTTTCCAGTTATCGCCCAGCTTCCGCAGGCTCGTATTCCCGGAGTGATTTGTCGCGTACATCAGATCACCCGCGTCTGCCGTTACAAGCTCGCCTGCGGAGTAGGCCATGGCGACGAATTGGTTGTCCTCGCCCACCTGGACAACCGGGAAACAATGAGCGTTCCACCAGTCCCGCCGGTAGCACAGCGACGTGCCGAGCGCATAATTGCGGGTACCTTCGTACTTCCACCAGCGGACCCCATCGGTGAACCGCATTGAATGGAAGCCGGTGACGGCCTTACCGCTTCCGACAAGGCGTTCGACCTGGTCGGCGAGTCGCCCCGGAGCCGAGTAATCATCGTCGTCCCAGTGGGCGATGATCCCGCCGGTAGCGCGCTCGCATCCGTAGTTTCGCTTCGCGCCGATCTCGGGCCAGCCGTCAAGGTGGATCAGCCTAATTCGCGGATCGTGCTCCGGGACCAGTTGCCTTACGTCCTGCCCGTCCGCGAGGATCATCAGTTCGCTGCGCCTGAAAGTTTGCCGCTGAAAACTCTCGATTGCCTTCGGGAGCCACGTCGGTCTGTTCCGCGTCAGGCAGAGGCACGTCACGAAAGACGTCCCGCGGAGCCGCCTCCGGGACCTCTGGCGCGATCACTTTCGTCTCGTAAACCATGGCCGGAAGATCCAGCTTCTTCACAAGCCCATTGCGGAGTAACTGCCGCGCGACATCGTCGTCGGCTTCAAATTCCTGGCCAATGGTTACGACGCCGTAGTGGCCGGTCAGTTGCCTGTTCGCTATCACTCGCATGTGTTTGAAATCTCCTTGTGCTGCCGGAGCGCTCCGGGACGATCCGGCAGCAGGGTTACTCAGCCTTACGCAGGGCTGGTGGTGAACGAGCCTGTGATGTAGCTGTTCGGCCTTTTCACAACCAGCACGACGCGCTTCTCGCCGCGAACCGCCACGAGGTTTTTGGTGAAGAAGTCCTGATGCTCGGTCGAGATCTCGACCTGCATTTCCATGCGGTCGCGAATCTCGGAAGCAATCGGATTTCCGGAGCCGACAAGGAACGTGCCATTCGCGATGCTGGTGGTGTAAACCACATCGAGTCCGAACAGCGACGGGCGCACGTTGGTCTGGGGATCGCCCAGGATGTAACGCCCGAAGCCGTCCTTGGTCAGGCGCATCTCCCACCAGTCGTTCGGGTGCAGCACCACGAACGTCGGGTCGAGTTCCTTCGCGGCGGTGATCTGCTGGATGGCGCGACCGACGATGTCGATCTTGTTCCAGCCCTTCGACGAAGAAAGAAGCCCGGTGCTGAATGCCGCCGCCTGGGTGATCAGACCGTGAAGATTCTCGCCTGTGTTATCGCCGGAGAGAAGCTGAAGCTCTTCGGCCAGGTTCACATAGTAGGGCAGCGTCGAATTGATAAAGCCCATCAGTTCCGTGAAGTCATCGAGGATCTGCTTCGACGCTGGAATCCAGGTCGCGATGGTCCGCACCTTCTCGGAGACCGAAGAGAAAGTTACAGCATTTTCCGCCTTGGCACTGCCCTCCACCTGAGGTGATGCGTTGGCCATCGGCGTGTTTACTTTGACAAAATCGACGACTTGCATCGTGGTGGGACGAGCGGACAACAGGTCGCGAACGGTCAGCGTCTGGCGGGCTTCCAGCGTGATGCCGGGGATGCGGTCGATTTGCAGAACGCCCGTGGTCGCGACGCCAACTGCGCTCGACGTGATCGTGGTCTTGCGCCCGAGCAGTTCACGGACGTGTTTGCCTTC